CGGGTGGTGCGACTGGACAACTTGGAACTGTGCGTTATGGATAGGTAATGATCAGGGTTTATATGAGATTGGCAGAGAGTGCAGAGACTACCCAGAATTTCTACAGTACATTCAAGGATTATTTGAGAATGACGCAACACCAGACGGAGCAGACTGGGGTGAAGCAGACCTTGACGAAATGAACGAAATGATTTCTGAGTTGTAAACAATTGTTTCAAGGGGTCATTCGTGACCCCTCTATCCTTTATAATAAACATATACACCACAGAACAGAATGAACAAAACTCAAACACTCATCAACAGAATTAAAGAGAAAGAATCTTTTTTTGACGTTGCTTTTCTATGTGAAGACTTTGAAACTTTTGAAATTGAGGTTGCAGAGTGGGGAGTAGACCACGCAGGGGGAGTTGACTTTGATGATCCAGAGGTAGACCGTGAGCAGATGGATTCGTTTTTTGCTTCATTCGGTTGCACCCCAGAAAATCCACACCCTTGCAGTAAGTACGCAGACCCTATTTTTGCTTAATATGAAAAACCTCCACATCGAACACCCAGAAGATACGATCCTTACAGGGGATCTATCTGTTCTGGACGCATTCCAAGCAGACAACACTTATTCCGTGAAGATAGACGGATCACCCGCTATTGTATGGGGAACTAACCCAGAGAATGGAAAGTTTTTTGTTGGCACGAAGTCCGTGTTTAATAAGAGAACCCCAAAAATTAATTACAGTAATGAGGATATAGAACGCAATCACGGTAATAATATAGAACTGAGTAGTATTTTACACAGGTGCTTTAATTTCCTACCACGCACAGAGAAAATTTATCAGGGGGACTTCATCGGGTTTAGTGGATACCGTGACTACAAACCAAATGCAGTAAGTTACACATTTCAGAGAATCACTCACGGTGGTGTTGTGATTGCACCCCATACAGAATACACAGGGGAGACAATGAAGGGTATGAACGCAAGTCCGTTAAAGTATATTCCAGCAGGGCAGGGAGCAGACTTCATAAAACCAAATGCCTGGTTAGGTACTACAGGTGCAGACAATGACATCAATTTACTGGTTTCATTTGCTCGTCAGGTTGCAGCATCTATTGACTTTGCCACAAAAAAAGAAGCAGCACTTATAAAGAAAGATCTTAATGCGTACATTCGTGATGGGGACGAAGTGGTTGCGGAGGAGTTCGCAAACTATGAGTTGGTGCGGTTGTGGTTACTGGTTAAGAAGATCAAAACCCAGTACATGAAGTTAATGAGAGATGACTTCACTGCGGATTGCTACTTAGATGGGGATTACATCTCAGGGGAGGGGTATGTTATGCACAGTAAGCACGGAGTTTATAAGTTAGTAGACAGGGAGACCTTCAGCAGATACAACTTCAATATCATTCGTTCGTGATTACAGCAGTTGGGGGCGTTGATGCCCCCGTTTATAAAAACGCATAGGGAACCTAACCTACAAAGTGTTACGGAAGCGAGATATAAGTTGAATTTGATATATAAAAATTTTCCCAGGTATAGATACAATCAGAAATGAAAAATGAAATCCATTTATATGAAAAAAAATCCGCAGGAAATTTTAAGCACCATAGAGACTGATCCTGTTACTGGTGAATACTTTACAATCATACCAGAATGGATCATGAATGAAATGAATTGGTATGAAGGAACACCGATAAGTTTTAATTCTGATGGAGATGAAGTAATCATCACAAACTCAGATGAGTAAAAAAGAAATACCCCCTCTGTATGATAAGGATCGAATGGAATACTTTCGAGAGTTTCATCAAGTGGTGGCACCATTGATTGTGCTGAAGAAGTATGATGAGGAAGAAGATAATGTTACAAACAAATTATAAAGCAAATCTTAAACTTGTAAATAATTAGGATAAGTGATATATTAGAGAAAAGGAAGTTAATATCAAAGCACTATACAGGAGGATTTATGAGTGGAGACTCAGGATTAAATGAAACTATTGTCTTTTATAGTTCAGAGATGACTATATCAAAAGCAATTGTTTTAAAACATAAAGGAATTGAGTTAGATCATAAGGTATTGAAAGCATTATTGAAGGATACCGAACTCAACACTCTTATTGACAACGTATAGATAATAGAGTATTATATAAGTACAATTGAAATTATTATGGCAAAAGGATTTACTGTTAAATCAGAAGTTGCAAAAGCAAAAGGAAAAGCAAAGTCAATCGACGAACCACAGTGGGATTACGATAAAGCAAAGAAGATGGTTGCAGGTAAGACGATTGTATTCTGTCTGCCAGGTCGAGGAGTATCATATACATTTTTAAAGAACTTTGTAACTCTATGTTTTGATCTTGTACATAACAAGGCAAGCATACAGATATCACAAGACTATAGTTCAATGGTGAACTTTGCAAGATGTAAGTGTCTTGGTGCAAATGTTCTTCGTGGTCCTGACCAGTTACCTTGGGATGGTAAGTTAAAGTATGATTATCAGTTATGGATTGACTCTGATATTGTTTTTAATGTTGAGAAGTTCTATCAACTTGTTTTAATGGACGAAAAGATTGCATCTGGTTGGTATTGTACCGAAGATGGAAAAACAACTTCAGTCGCTCACTGGTTAGATGAGGATGACTTCAAAGGTAACGGTGGAGTGATGAACCATGAAACCATCGACTCAATCACAAAGAGATCAAAACCTTTTACAGTTGACTATGCAGGTTTTGGATGGTTACTGATTAAACACGGAGTATTTGAAGACGAACAGATTAAGTATCCTTGGTTTGCACCGAAGATGCAGATATTTGAATCAGGTGCTGTTCAAGATATGTGCGGAGAAGATGTCTCATTTTGCCTAGATGCAAAGGAGGCAGGATACCGAATTATGTGTGACCCTCGTATTCGTGTAGGACATGAAAAAACAAGAGTTATATAGTATATCTCATCAAGGTAAGGTGCTCTTTGAGAATCTTACCGAAGAAGAGTATATGGACAAGATGCAGGACTTAGCAGATGAGTTCTTTGCAAAAGGATCACCGCATCCACTCGAATTAACAACTGACGTAAAACAAACTAATGGCAAAGACATTTAACACAGGCAATTCAATTCAAAGTCACCCGAAAAAAACTCGACAAGGTAACGGGAAACATTCAAAATATGCCTCTACATCCCGTAACTCGGCTCGTAAAAGACCAATCGGACAAGGCAAGAAATAATGTTCTGTCGCATTCGACTCAAAGACACAAACTATCAGGAGTACCACAACTATCGTATTCTTGATAGTTCTTCTTTTGGTCGGTGCTTAGACATCTATAAGCAATACGTAACTTATAAGAAGTTTGATGATATTGTACCAATCTTTATTGAAGAGTTTGAACTACCTCATTCTGATGTGATTGGTTATTATGATGGTAATGAGTTAGTCGCATTTACTCTTGCTTATCGTTTTAAGAGTGTAAATAGTGTATGGGCGGATCAATTCGCATGGGACTATAAGAATAAGAAACTGAGTTTAGGGCATATTGCAAACAAAAGTGAATGTGCATTATATAAGAGATTGGGTTATAATTATTATTATCTGGGTGAATCATCAGATTACAAAGCAAAATTAGACGGATACGAAATTTCAAACTTTTTTGATACATGGCAAAACTAATCGGAAACCTTCCAACCAAGAAGGTATGGGTAAGAAAAGAATATTTAACTGACTTCCAATCAGGTCATGGGGAGTTTATAGAGGGAATATGGGTATGTGCGAAGTCAATACAGGGACGAGCATTCTATTTTGAGACATATTTACCAGAATATGGTGCAATGTATGATAAATTACCGATATCTGCATTCCTATCATCACCAAAAACACCTGATCCAGACATGGATTTGGTGAATTTACAGTTTTGGAACTGTATGGACTATGATTTCACTGTAATTGTCAAGCAATTTGTTGCACCAATGGAGTGGGAACTGCGTACAAGGCACTATGGAAACCAAAAAGGACAGTATATTTGCACTTTAGACAACTATCATGGGGATTTTGATCAAATTGATGCGTCTACAAGTGAATTACCAGATGAACATAAGTCATTTAACCTTGTTGAATTGCGTAATGGACAGTTTGCACTCTATCCAAACAACAGATGTCGCATATATGACACCTCAATGACACCTGATCCTGTCAAAACACCTGACTTTAAGGTATCAACACGCATCTTTGAGGTAGAAAACGATGTTAAATGGGGTCGTTTAGGTGATTGTGACGATTATTTCTGGACAACACCCGATGAACGACAAGAAAAGTAGGTATATTTTACATTGGATAGGTCAACTATCTAAAATTAGACCAGAATTAGGTAACTTTGCAATTTGTCCTTATGCATCAAAGGCAAATTTTTCGATAATTGATGAAAAATTAAGTCAAATTGTACCAAAACCTGATTTTGATGTCGTAATATATGTTGTAGAAGGAAATATTAGCTCACAATTCCTATATGATGCGGTAGATGACTATAATCGCAACTATCCAGAGTATAAATTCATTGCGGATCATGGAAAAACGAAGACTTATATACAAGGAATACAAACAAGTAATGGATTATACAACTTAGTGTTATGTCAACCTCGAAAAGAACTTACTGAAGCAAGGAGAAAACTTGCAAAAACTGATTATTACGATTATTGGGACGAATCTTACCTTGAAGAGGTGTTAGAAGATGACTATTCTGTAGTAAAAAACGATATTGAGCAAGATTTAGGATAAATAATAGCATTTACAAAAAAGTGACATAAATAAAACAGGAAAACTCTTGTTTAAATGGCAATAAATCGGATATCAAGGGCATTTAAGGACATAAGTTTGTCTTTTACACCCCATCCAGTCACAAAAGACCTTACAATTCTCAAAAATGAGAACGCAATTAAGAAGTCTGTGCGTAATTTAGTACAAACTATACCTACTGAAAGGTTTTTTAATTCAGTATTGGGTTCTGAAGTGCGTGATAGCCTATTTGACTTTGTAGATTTTGGTACTGCGTCTGTAATACAGAACCAAATTGAAATAACACTTGAAAACTTTGAACCTCGAATTGATAATGTAACTGTTGAGGTAGATCCAAGACCAGATTTAAATGAATTTGAGGTCACGGTGTTCTTTGATATTATTGGACAGGAAGTTCCTACACAAGAATTCACATTCATACTGGAAGCAACAAGATAATGCCTTTTACTAAGTTTACAAATCTAGATTTTGACCAAATTAAGACTTCAATTAAGGATTATATCCGTGCAAACTCTGATTTTACGGATTTTGACTTTGAAGGATCTAATTTTTCAGTTCTAATTGATACTTTAGCATATAATACTTACATAACTGCATTTAACTCAAACATGATTGTCAATGAGTCTTTCTTAGACTCTGCGACAGTGCGTGAAAATGTAGTTGCACTTGCAAGAAACATTGGATATGTACCTAGATCAAGAACTGCATCTCAAGCAACAATCTCTTTTGACGTAACAACTAGTGCAAATACTCCAACCCTCACTCTTCAGGCAGGTTTAGTATGTGTAGGATCATCTAATGATACTTCTTTTGTATTCTCAATACCAGAAACAATCACAACGACTACAACACAGACTACAGATGCAAACGGAAATATAGTAAGCAGCACAGGATCGTTTAATGATATAATAATTTACCAAGGAACCTACTTATCAAAAACCTTTACTGTAGATGGTTCACTTGATCAGAGATTCATACTTGAGAACTCATTTATTGATACATCAACTATTAAAGTAT